GCATCGGCGCGGCCACAATCCATCGCAGACCTATGAATTGCACGACGTCGTCATGCATGACGGCAGCTCATGGCTTGCGCTCTACGATGACCCCGGTGTGCTGCCGGGGCCGGGCTGGGCGCAGCTCAGCATTCGCGGGCAGCGCGGCAAGCCGGGCGATCGTGGGCCTGCCGGGCCGGAAGGGCGCGGCGTGGTCGATGTCTTCGTGACCGAGAACGGTGACGGGCTGGTCGTCGAGTATACCGACGGCGCGCAGCGCTCGGTCCCGCTGGTGACCCGATGAGCGGCGGCGCCTGGGGCCATAGTCTCGTCACCATTCTAACGGTCGAGCCGGTCGAGAAGGATCTGATCACGCTCGAGGATCTCAAGCTCGAACTCGGCATCACCGGCACGACCGAGGACGCGGCGCTGCAGACGCGCATTACCCGGCTATCACAGCAGATTGCAGAGTATTGCGACCGGGTGCTTGCCTTGATCGAGGTCGAGGAAACTTTTCAATTCAATGGCAACGGCCGCCTGTGTCCGTGCGGCGGGCCGCACCCGATCCCGCTGGTGCTGATGCAGTACCCGGTGACCGAAATCACGACATTGACGCGCGACGGCACGGCCATCACCGAGGACCAGTACGACATCAATACCGAGAGCGGACTGCTCTGGCCGCGCAGCGGTTTATGGGGCGGGCGCATCGTGGCGCAGTACAGCGGCGGCTATGACTTGCCCGACGGTGCGCCCGCCACGCTGCAAAGCGCGGTGATTGAGGCGGTGCGGCAACGCCGCGCCTTCTCGCGCCGCGATCCGAGTGTGCGCGAGGTGTCGCACGACATCAGCCGCGCTGGCTACTTCTCCGAGCCGCTCAACAGCACGAATGGAATGTCGCAATCGATCACCTCGGCGATCGATCTGTACCGCCGGCAGTATGCGTGATGCGGGTCGATTTCGGCGCGATGTTCGATGATGTCTATGCCGAGATCGGCGTGCCCGCGGTGTTCACCGTGACGAACGGGACGGGCGGTGTCGTGGCGGACATCACAGTCATCGACGACACCCGGCCGAAGACATTGCCGGCCGGCGGATCGGTCGAGGTGATCGACGTGGGGCCTGGTGCCTATGCGCGCATTCCCGAACTGGCCGCGAACGGCATCACGCGCGCCGACTACCTGCACGCGGTCCTGGCCTTCAACAGCCGCAACTGGGTGGTGCGGTCCTACGAGCTGCGCGGCAGCCCGAACGGCGAGGACCAGGGCGAGGTCCGGTTCCTGCTGAAGGCTGCCTGATGGTTGACGTTCGCGAGGACATTCTCGCGCGGCTGCTCGAGCTGGTCGCCACGATTCCGAACATCAAGACCGCGGTGCGCGGCAACATCGATCTCACGCCCGAGCATCTTCCGGCCGCGATCGTGCTCGACGGCGATGAGGAAACCAACGACGTGTCGGATCTCTCGATGCGCCCGCCGCACCGGCCGACCAGCGTGCAGATGACGCCGGAAATCATCCTCGTGGAGAGCGAGGTCGGCGAGATCGTCGACATCGGCACCCTGCGCCGCGAGATGATCAGGCTGGTGTTGTATGACACCGAACTGAACGAGCAGATCGTCAAGACCGGGCGCAACGGCAACGGTGCGATCCGCTATCTCGGATGCCAGACCGATGTCGGCTGGATGCGCTCGCTGCACGGCGCGCTGCGCGCACAGTTTCTGTTCAAGTACACGCTCAACCCCGCAGACCTCTAGGAGGCCACATCCATGCCCACATCACCCGACGTCCAGAATTATCACATCGGAAAAGGCATCGTCAGCTTCAAGGAAGGCGCCGGCACGTTCGTCGACCTCGGCAATGCGCCGTCGTTTATCTGGGAACCGACGATCGAGAAACTCGAGCATTTCAGTTCGCGCGAGGGCGTGAAGACCAAGGACTTCACCGCGGTGACCCAGACCGGCGCGACCATCACGTTCACCCTCGACGAGATCACGCCGGAAACCATTCGGCTGTTTACTCTCGGCGAGATCGGCGCTGGCGTGGCCGGCGAGATCGAGATCAGCGCTTTCAAGAACACCGAGATCAGCGGCGAGATTAAGATGGTGGGCACGAATGACATCGGCCAGCAGGTGACCTTTACCGCTGCGATCTCGATCATTCCGTCCGGCGCGTTCAGCATGATCACAGCAGAGGATGAATTCACCACGCTCGAGCTCACTGCCGAGGTGCAGCGTGACCCTGTCGAGGGTACTTTTGGCCTGTTCAGCTTCCCCGCGCCGGAAGTGCTGGGGATGGAAGCCGGCACCGCTCGCGGCGCACGGGTGCGCGCCAAGGCCCCGGCGACTGACGAGGCAAAGGCAGAGGCATCCTGATCCATGGCTGATCTTCTGGACATCGCGCCGTCAACGGCGGTCGAGGCCGTCAGCCTCGGTAAGCACCACATCGAAGTGCAGGGCTTGCACGGCAATGCCATCGCATCCATTACGGCGCGCTTTCCAGGCCTGGTGGTGCTGCTTGCCGGCGGCGACAACGTGGTGCCGCGGTTGATTGGGCAGTTTGGTGCAGCGCTCGGGCCGATCATCGCGGCGGGCTGCGGGCATCTCGGCGATGAACGATACGAGCAGCGTGCCGATGCCCTGTCGGTGGAGGACCAGATCAAGCTGGTCACGGCGATCTATCGGCTGACATTCCCAAACGGGTTGGCCGCTCTGATCGAGGCAATGACAAACCTGATGTCAGGGGCGGCAAGCGAAGAGCCAAAGACTACTCGCATCAAAGTCCGCTTGAAGCAATCGCCATCGGCATCACCGCTCTCATCCGACGCGGCTTCCCTCCCGACTATGCAATGACGCTGACGCCGCGGCAGCTCGCGGCCTACCTCGAATTCAGCGACAAGCTCGACCGCATCGACCGGGCCACCGACCTGGCAATCGCCGCGACTGGCGCGCAGGGTGACCAGAAATCGCTCGAGAAGATGCTCAGGGAATTCAACGGCTGAGCCATGGCCAGGTTCAAGGTCAAGACCAACGCACCGGAATGGACGCGGGCGCTCCGCGAGAAGCAGCGCCCGGTCGCGGAGGCTGCCGTGGCGGCACTACGGGAAACCGCGGCCAACGCGGTGCAGGAGGGGCGCCGCAACATCGCGGGTGCCGGCCCGAACTTCGGCGGCAAGTGGGTCAGCGGATTGCAGTACCTCACCAAGGACGCAAGGGAAGGTGGCGAGGCATCACTCCAGGCCTCGGCCGTCATATTCCACCGCTACGGGATTGCCGGCGTGTTCGAAACCGGCGCGACGATCCGGGGCAAGCCGCTGCTGTGGATACCGACCACGCGCGGCGCACCATCAGCAGGCCGTTCAGGTAAAAAGCTTGGGTCCGCTACCGTGCGCGGCACGCCGATGCTGTTCGACGCGAATGATCGCGACCGGGAACGCAAGCCGCTCTATGTCGGCGTGCCGGTCGTGCGCATTCCGAAGAAGTTCAACATCACCGGGATCGTCAAGGAACACGTCGCGCGGATGGCGCAATTGTTCATCAAGCACTTCAAGGGATAGCCGCGTCCAATGGCTGAAAAACTATCGATTCAAATAGCCCTCGAAGGCGGCGAGGAAATCGAGCGGCAGCTCGAGGACATCGGTACGGCGGGCCAGAAGGCGTTCAACGACATCACCAAGGCGGCGGAACAGGCTGGCGGCTTCCGGAATATCAAGCCTGAAGTCGTCACGGCGAAGCTCAAGGAGCTTGGTGTTGTAGGTCCGGAGGCATTCAACAAGATCCAGGCCGCGGTGGCGTCAGCGGGTCGACTTGAAAGGATCGTCGGGGGTGTCGCTGCGCTCGAGAATGGATTCCACAAGCTTGAGGGCGCGATCGGGAAAACCGCGAGCAGGCTGGCCAGTTCGCTCGGCCCTCTCGCTGGCGTTGCCAGGATGCTGGGGCCTGTCGGCATTGCGGCCGGGCTGCTCGGAGCGTCGATGATAAAGGGGGCGTTCGATGCGGTGAACTCGATCAATGAGATCAATGCCGCTGCAATAAAGCTCGGTGTGACAATCGAGAGCCTGCAGGGCTTGACCAGGGCAATGGAACAAGCCGGATTGTCAACAGAAGCCATCACGTCCGGGTTCAAGAAGGTACAGGACGACATCGATCAATTGAAACTCGATCGGGTCAAGAAGAACTTTGAGGAATTGCAAGCTGCCGCGGCGCAGGGTTTTTCCGGCGCAGGATCGAAAGCGCTACGAGAACTCAAGGAGGCAGCAGAGCAGTTCACGCCGGCGGGCAAGGCCGCCCGCGAAGCATTGCTCGCCCTCGAAGTTCCCATTCCGGGGACCACCGCCAAGGATGTCAGGGAGCTGGGCATCGAACTGGCGAAGCTCAAGGGAATGGGCATCGACCTCAAAGTTGATGACACCAACGTCGAGCAAATCGAGAAAATCACAGATGCGCTGGCCAGGATGCCGGATACCGCGCAGCGTACTCAAATCGCGATCCAGCGTTTTGGTCAGGCACTCGGCACCGAGCTGATCCGGGGACTGCAAGCGGGCGGTTTTGAACTAGACAAGTTCAAGGCCAAGGCCGCTGCAATGGGGCAGCCCCTGGCGCAGCAGGCAATAGAGGCCACCAAATTTGATCAGTCTCTCAATCGACTGTTGGCGACATGGAGAGCATTTAACAGCCTGACGTTATCGCCCGCGATGCGCGGCATATTTGATTTCCTGGATAACGAGATCAAGTTATTCCAGGGTCACCTGATTGATCTGGGACGCGATCTTACACAGATTGGCACCATCGCGTCGCTGATCTGGAATGAACCGGCAGTCGCGCTGGATCATTTCATCAATGCTATCAGGGATCTTGTCACGACGCCGATCGGCAATGCCTGGCAATGGATCGTTGACACATTCAATCAGGCCATGAATTGGGTGCTGGAAAAGGCGCGTGCTGTTGCGGCTGCGCTCAAGTCACTGTTGACCGGTTCGGCAGAGGGCGCCGGTTCGCCCATCAGCGACATGGGCGGGTTTGCTCACGGCGGTCATGTCGGCGGCCGCGGCACCGGCATGTCGGACAGCAACCTCGCCTGGGTGTCGCGCGGCGAGCACATCATGCCCGCGCGTGCAGTGGCGCAGCCCGGCGTGCTCGCGTTCCTCGAGGCGCTGCGCCGCTCGGGCGGCAACCTGCGCCGGGTGCTCGATGGCATGGGCCGTTTTGCCATGGGCGGCCCGGTGGCGATGCCGGTGCTGGCCGGTGGTGGCAACGGCATGAGCAACGTCACGATCCAGTTTCCCGGCCTGCCCGCGATCGGCGGCTTGCGCGCGTCGGCCGACGTTGTCGAGGAACTGCGCAAGGCCGCGGCGATGGCGCAGGTCCGTTCCGGCGGACGCAAGCCGAGCCGTTATTCCTGATGCCCGCGCATACGCTGCTCGCGATCGACGATATCGATTTCAGCCAATGGGCAGTGCGCGGCATCACCATGACGCTGGAGCCGATCCAGCAGGCGGCGAGCCTGGCGCGCGATTGCCGCGGCTTTCTCGCCGACATCTCGCTGGCGCAGTTCCGCCAGTACAAGGTCTCGATCAGCTGCACCGACCACGAAGCGCCCGAGCTGATCGATGTGTGGCCAGGCCAGGACATCACCATCACCTGCATTCCCGGCCTCGGCGGCGGCAGTGGCATCGATGGCGAAGTGCTGACCATCCTGGCCAAGGTCACGGCGTGGAACACGTCGCGCGACGAATGGGCCGCCGAGATTGCATGGCAGCTCGAAGCCGAGCAGCGGGCCGCCTGAGCGATGCCGGCGGGCCTGCCATATTTCGCCTGGATCGAGGCGAGCGAAACGACGTTCGAGCCCGGGCACATGCGTTGGGACGAGAACGTGTTCTCGTTCACGCTCGCGCAGGAGGAAGGCGATCCGGCGAGCCTGACCATCGTGGTGCGCCGGCCGCGCAACGAGGGCGGCGACCCGATCGGCCTGCTCGGGCCCGACCGCAAGATCTGGTGTTGGTTCGCATTGGACTGCGGGCCGGACCTGGTCCGGTTCCGCGGCCGGCTCGTCGGTGTCCCGACCAGCATCTTTGAGGAACTGGTCACGCTCGAGTTCGTCGCGCGGCCGTTCGATGTGGTGGCGCAGAAGGAAGCGCTCGCCGAGACGCTGCGCGTGCTGCCGTACTACGACGAGGTGCTGATCGATCCTTCCCGGCGCACCGATCCGGAAGTCGTGCTCGAGGGCTACACCAAGGTCTGGCATTACGATCGCGAGACCCATGTGCTGACGGTGTCGGACGAGATCACCGGCGAGGATGGCCTGGTCGAGTTCGACGGCGCGAGCGAGGACGGCAAGGTGTTGTGGGACGGACTAGGCCTCACGCTCACCAGCGGGCCGCTGTCGCGTGTCGACATGAATGCCGAGTTTACCTGGACGCAGACCGCGCTCGGCCATGTCGACTTGACCGACTACCTGACCGGCAACTGGCCGAACGAGCCGGAATACGCAACGCGCGGCGTCATCACGTCGTTCAGCTTTGCCGCCGACAACTGGCCGAAGAACGGCGCCGGGCTCGGCAACGGATGGGAGGTCGCGGAAGCCAGCAGCGTCGAGGTCTATGATCTCGAGGTCAAGACCAAATCCACAAGCAACAGCACGACCCTAGTGGACCCGGGTGGCGGCCAGGCGACCGCGCAGCATTCGGCGACGCTCAACTATCTCACCGTGACGCCGCCCGGTTCGATGACGTTTCCGCGGCTTCTCACCAGCAATCATCACCAGTCGAGCTATTCCGACGACGGCGACGGCAGTCAATATCTTGCCTCGTTCACTTTCAGTATCACTGTGGTCGATTCCGTCCTGCCGCTGCATCATGTCCGGCCGACCCTGTTGGCGGCCTACACGGCGGGGCGGCAATGCACCGAGCTGGTGTCGTTCTCGCTGTTCGCCGACGTGCAATCGGTGTTGACCGATCCCGAGGACGGCGAGGCGCTGCGGATCGATGATGTCCGTTCGGTGAACCTGAGCGAGCTGATCGACGGGACGGCCCCGATCGGCGATCCGCGGCGCCGATCCTACATTGCGACCGAGCGCGGCAATCGCAGCCTCGAGCACCTGATCGCGCTGGCGCGCGCACATCTGATGAAGCGCTCGCGCGTGGTGGAAATCACCTTTGCGCCGAAGCTCGCGCGCATGCCGGACATCACGCTGCGCAAGAATGCGCTCCTGATCGAGCCGCGCGTCGGTGAGGCGCTCGGCAAGATCATTGGCTACACCCTCGCGCTCGACGGCTCGGACGGCCGTATCAATTGCGAGGTGCGCATCGGCTGTGCCATCGGACGCGGCGGCACGGCGGTCGCATCCGGTGGGGAGCCGACCTATGCCACGGTCGACTATACCGGCGCCGACTATCAGCAATTCACCGGCCGCATCGTGCTGCTACCTGACACATCGGTCGGCTATCAGCCACCGGCCGCCAATCCGAACGATGACGGCATTGACTTCCAGTCTGCGTTGCGGGCCGAGGACGTGGTCGACACCGGGCTGGTGGTCGAGAATCCGCCAGCGACGCAGCGGGCATATATCGCGGCAGATGCAGGCGTGCTCGGTCCGTGGTACGGCGCCCCACCGCCATCGCTCGACTATATCGACACGGAATTGCAGGCGGTCGTCGCGGCGCGCACCGAGGCGGTCAACAATGCGCTCAAGCAGGTTGAGACCCGCGCGACTTTCAAGCTCAAGAACATGCGCCGCGAATTCTCGACGCCCTACGAAGTGCAGGTCACTCGCCTGCAGATTCCGACCGGCTACGATCTGGAATCCGTATGATCTGGCTCTGGATCACACTGGCTTTCATTGGCGGGTTCTTCGCGTTCCCGCTGACGCTGTTCCTGCTGCGGGATGTGCTGCCGCCGACACTGTTTACGCCAAGCGATTGGGATAAGTGATGAAAGGCTCCGTGTGATGGCTGGCTTCGAGGTCATTGTCCGGCCGGTTGTCTTTCCGAATATCCGTCCGGCGCCGCCGCGGTCGATCCTGCCGCAAGATGATCCCGAACAGGGCGTTGCCGTTCTGGGCGGCGCCGGCGGCGCGCTGATCGATCTGACACAGAGTGAATCGGGCAGCACGTCAAACTCGAAGCCGGTAGAGACCAAGAGGCGGTTCGACACACTGCGCATTTATCAAATGAGTGATCTTCCGGGGTCCACGCGCACGGGCGGCGAGGTCAATCGCGAGAACTATATCGATGTCGAGGCCGTCAACAAGGTCTGGATGCGGTCCGGGAACGGCACCACAACGTCGTATCGGTATGCCGACATCGAAGAATCCGAAAATATCGAAATCCTTAAACGTAATCAAACGCGGTATAGATAATCGATGACCATTGTCTATGTGACAAGCGGGGCCTGGGGCGCGGGCACCGGCACGCCGAACAGCGCGGCGCAGGTTGACGGCAACTTCCACGATGTCGACCAGCGCATCGTCGGCCTGGTGGCGGACCTCGACGAAGGCAAGCGCATCGATTACGTCACCTATACGACCAACAGCATGACGTTTCATTTCACCGATGGAACGTCGCAGGTCATCCCGTTGCCGGTTGCCAGTATGGTGCTGGTCGGCGAGTGGGCGAACAGCACGAGCTACTTCCGCGGCAATTTCATCACCGGCCGCGGCATCGGCATCTTCCAGGTTCTTATCGACCACACGACGCCACCACCGCCGGCCACGTTCGATCCGGACGCCGTGGATGCAAGCAGCAATCCGCTCTATCAGCTGTGGATGCCGCTACGCGATGTGAACTACGACGCGGCGATCTTCGTGCCCGGCAGCGTGCAGCGTGAGGCCGACGAGTTGTTTTTCCAGGGCATTGCCAACCGGACCATGCGCCTGCCATCCGGGAACGATGGCGCCTATGCCCGGCTCGATGTTGCCGTCACGACGGGAACCGACATCATCATCTCGATCGAAAAGAACGGCACCGAGATCGGCACGATCACGTTCGCGGTCGGCGGCGGACAGGATGGCGACATCGATGTTCCGGCCGATGTGGACTTCGCCGAGGGCGACCGCTACGCGCTGCGCGTCACGCAATCCGACAACGCCGCACCGTCCGATCTGTCGGTGACGCTGCCGTTCCTGCGCACGGACATCTGATGCCGGTCCGCCCGTTTTCGCAGGATGTGCTGACGCGGGTCATCAATGTGCATTGGGGCGGTGGCATCGTTGTTGCGGCGGATAATGCCGGGGACATCTACCGCCTAAAATTTGGAGATAAAGAGTGGGAGCGCGCCGGTGGTGGTTTTATCGACTCCGGCACAGGAAATACAGTCGCTCTGGTCGGCAGCTCTTACGCTTTGGTCGATGATGAAGATCCAACGTTTGTGATGGTCGGCTATGGCGGCGGCGGCGATGGCCTTGGGCATATTTATGCATCAAAGGATGGATTGAGGTGGGATGAGGTGTTCACCCTGGAACAGGAACAGCCAGATCGAAACTTGAATACCATCATATTTGCTGTGGTGTGGGAGGAGAGTACGAATACATTCTGGGCTGCCGGCCATCACGAACTGGCTCCGAGTGAGGATGATCGCAGACGCCTGGCTATTGATCTGCTTTTCAGCTCGCCTAACGGCATCGCCTGGAGTGAGTCTGCGCGGCATGAAACGGTAGTGGGTATCCTGGACGAACCCGGATATGTTCCTCCGGACTATACCGAGGGCTTGCTGGTGGAGCATTGCAGCGACAAGGTGACGGACGACTTAGGCAATGGAGTTCCTGACGGATTTTATAAATATGATTCGAGCAATGAGATTCTGGTTCGGCCGGAAACAATACCAACCATGGAGTATCTCGTCGGCGGGATCAGCTATGGTTTTCCCGCTGGCGTCATTGTGACTTATGAAACGGGATCAACGCCGGAGGTTGCAATCCCTGATTTTCCGGTCATCTGTGCTGCCGGAGTCGAGGGGCGATGGGTAATCGGGGGCGGCCAAGTGGGCGGCGAAGGCGAAGCAAGTAGTAGCTGCGAGGCCGCTATCCAAGTGATTGCATCCGGTGGCCGCATTGAATGGAAGCCGCTTAATCCGCCGGGAGATGGCCCTCTCCTGACTATGGTTGCCGGAGCAGAAGCAGCAGAAGCAGAAGCAGAGGGCTAAATGCTCGTCTGTAACGTCAGCCTGCGGCCGCCGCGCGGCGCCATTGCGGCGACGATCGCGGAGGCGGTCACCGCAACAGCCACGACCACGATCGAGGCCGCGGTCCTTGCCGCGCTGGTCGATGATCCGGCAGCGGTGACCGATGCCGTTGACGCATATCTCGGCGAGATCATGCTCGAGGCAGCGAGTGCCAGCGATACCGCCAGCGTCGAGACGGGTGACATAGACGCGGCGATTGACGAGCCGGTGACTGCCACTGATGCGCCAGATGCCACCATGCTTGCGGCCTATGCCGCGACCTATGACGGGCTTGCCACCAACACGGTCGTCTCCAACGGCGGCCTCACGGTCCTGCACAACAACACGACGACCAACAGCGGGGCGATCAGCACAGCGTTCCAGTCGACCGGGAAATACTATTTCGAGGTGACGCTGCAGACCTCGACGACGAACCTGAATTATCTGGGGATCATGTCGTCGGCGTGGGCGTCGGTATTTTCCACGTCGCAGTTCAATAGCTTCAGCACCAGCGTGCCGCTCAGCGGGACCTCGACCATTGTTTCCAATGGCGGCTCAACCGGCAAGGCGCTGGGAGCGCAAGCAGTGGGCGATGTTTTCAGTGCTGCGATTGACCTGACCGCCCACCTCGGCTGGTTCCGCAAGAATGGCGGCAACTGGAATGGCGACGGGGCGGCCAATCCCGCGACCGGGACGGGCGGCGTCACGATTGCCGCAGGCTCCTATGCGCCTATTGTGCGGTTTGCGACGGGGTCTGCCAGCACCGACCAGATGACGGGAAACTTCGGCCAGGCGGCCTTCGTCTATTCGGCGCCGAGCGGCTTCGGCAACTGGCCGGCCGCCTATGTCGCCAATGCGGTGGATTTCAACGAGGCCACGCCCGACTGGCTCAGTCGATGACCGATTTCACCGGCAACGCCGACGCCTATACCGGAACGTTCTCCTGCTGGTTCCGGCGTGATAGTGCGGGCACAACCGACACTTTTATCGGGAGCGAAGGCAACACGGTCCGCATTCGCATCCAGGCCGCCAACACGCTCAATTTCAGCTTCATAGGACCCGCCGCCGAGACGTTTCAGTTCACCAGCACCGGCACTTATCTTTCCAGCCCACTATGGCGCTGGATTGGTGCATCGTGGAACCTGAACGCGATCGCGGGCGCCAAGGTGATCCACATCTATGACGATGCCGGCGTCATCGCGGGCAGCAAGACCGACGCCTCGGCGGCCTTCATGGTGGATTATACCCGCACCAGTCATGCCGTAGCCAGTGCCGTTCCGGTCGGCAGCACGTTCAACGGTTGCCTCTCCGAGCTGTTCTTCGCGCCGGGGCAGTTCATCGACCTCTCGGTCCTCGCCAACCGCGAGAAGTTTATCATTGCGGGCAAGCCGGTCAGCCTTGGCGCGGATGGCTCGACCCCGCTGGGCTCGACCCCGCTGGTCTACCTGAAGAACCCCGCGCCCACTGCCGGGGTCAATAGCGGCTCTGGTGGTGACTTCACCATCATGGGTAGCCCTGCCGTGGCGTCGAACGGTCCCAGTGATCGCTCGCTGATCCAGCAATATCTTGATCGCATGACCACGCCGCCATCGGCGCCGGTCCAGACCGCAATCACGAATTTTCTGAACGGGCTCTGGACCGATGGCGTCTACCAGAAGCTCGACGCCGCCTGGCTCATGAACCTGCACACGGAACAGGCGTCGCGGCTCAACATCATAAATTCAAATCATACGCTGACCAATGTTGGTGCCGCGCCCACATGGGTGTCGGGCGTCGGCGGGGCTGGTGGTTTCACTGCCGCTGGCGCGCAATTGAGTACCGGCTTTGGCGTTTCGACCCATGGCAGAAACATGGTGCAGGATTCGGCGCACCTGTCGCTGCGCTCATGGACGTCGGCCGGCAGCACCATCAGCGACGTGGGCATTGGCCTGATCTTCCTGAACCCGCGCACAACGGGGGATCAGATCGTCGGGCGGTGTTTCGGCGCCGCGAACGACACCGAGGCCAATACGGACGGCGCCGGGTTATTTGCCCTTGATCGCTCGGACCCGGCCACCTTCAAATTCTACAAGACGGGGCTTCCGCAGACGGTCGAAAACGAGGTGTCAGTCTCGACCACGGCAACGGAGCTTTACGTCCTGGGCGTTAACGCGGGCTCGGTGTCGACCCGCCGGCAATCGTTCGTCTCCTTCGGCGGTTCGCTGGGCGATGCGGGTCACGCGGCGCTGAATACGCGGCTGCTGGCATTCGAGGCGGCAATCGGGGCAACCTGAGCCGGCATAATTTCAACGGAGAGAACCCATGACTGAAACCGCGCAAGCGCGCGAATGCAATGACGCCTCGGTGATCCGCCGCAATGGGCTCGGCGAGCATGCCGACGCACACGGCCGCTATGTGGTCGAATGCATCGGGCCGGACGGCAAGCTAAAATGGCGCGAGATCATCGAGAACGTGGTCTGCACTGTCGGCAAGAACCTGGCGCTCGACACGTTCCTCGCCGGCTCGGCCTACACCGTGACCGGGCCGTACATGGGGCTGATCTCATCGACCTCGTACACGGCGGTCGCGGCGGGCGACACGATGGCCTCGCATTCCGGATGGCTCG